CCATTATCTTAATGCTTTTGTTATCATAGCCTGCACGTTTTGCGCACTGAATGAGGACGTCAAAAGCTGCATTGACCATCTGTGAAGGAATATTTTGATCATACTTGGAATAATCACCACCAAAGATGTTAGGGAATTTCTTCCTATGATTATCTAGCTCTTCCCACTCAGGCCCATGTGAATTGACTCCAACTGCACATTCACACACTATTGGGTTGAGCATAAACACTCTTGCTATTGGTAAGAAATACTTCCTCACATAATACACCAACGATATTGGATTGGCAAAGAAGATCCTGCACTTATCTTTTTCCAACGGAGTAGCCTCATCTTTAGTACACCCTTTACACACAGCATAAAATCTTTCACCTCTTTCATATACTTCACCAACTTCTCTCAAATGTTCCAAAATGAATGGGTGAAATTCTCTGTACTCGACACCATTCTCGTCAATCAAGATGTCAGCATATTGAGATTTAGGTCCAGTTAAAGGATATCCAATGGATGTTGAAAAATCCATTCCTTTCATGAACCGAGAACCATGTATACCATTGAGAGTCTGTCGATGTGTTAATGGATCACATTTCCACATGGGTTTTTCAAACAATGGGTACACGGGTCCAGTGTAATCTTCAATAGCCCATATCAAAGACTCATGCTCAAAATTGTGCGCTGGCTCAGAAATGTTTGCCATACATGTTTGGTACGGTTTCCAAGCGGGTTTCATAGAAGGTTTTCCCCATTGATTCTGAACCCCCATAATATCAAAGATATACGGGGATATTGGGGTCTTCCTAACATCTGATCGAGGCGTTGTCTTCCCAGAACATTGTCCAAAATACTCCAACTGTGTGCCAACAGGTAAGTAATTCATTGGGCTTTTCGGTTCGGGTCCATGAGCACTAACAACAATGTCTTTTCCAAGAATATTATTCTTATATGTACCACTGGAACCACCTAACCTTACTCCAGGAATAGCGTCAAGTTTGTCGTATGCATTTTTCAACATTGGTAATGTTATTTCACCATAAATGCCATATTCGATCTCTGACACTCCTCCTAAGTGAACTCCCACAAGTTGTTTGACTGTCGTGTCGCTAAGGATAGGTGCACCACACAAGCCTGAAAATGTCTTAGCTTGATACTTACCGCCCTTGAAATCGGAACAATGAGCATGTCCAACTCTGGCAACAGTGGGTGCAATATTTCCATCCAAAAATTTTCCTTCTTTTGTCCTGAATCTGATTTTTCCATGATATGTCTTCCCAAAAGAGGCAATGTCTCTTTTGGGAACAAATGGAATAAATTCTTATGATCACCACCTCCGCCGACATACACCATTCGCAAATCTGTCCCTGGTAAATGATAAGATGCAATCTTGCTAACTGTGTAGCTAAATCGTCCTCCATTCACCTCAGGATCAAACTTACTGAAAATGCATTTTAAATTGTCAACGCTTTTACCCTCAATCTCAAAAACATGATTGGGTAAGATACAAATATTTGTGTCCAGAAACAAAGCATTGACGAACATCTTGTGATCAACAAAATTGCAATAATACAAATTTTTGCCAACGATATTCATCAATTGGTCAATTGTCATAGTCGAAGTATCTACATTTTTTGGCAGTTTCTTCACATGGACTTTTGACCATTGATCCTTAGTGACTTCACGTTCATCAACCTCCGCGGGTGATGACGGTGTGAGCACACCATGTGGCTCTGGTTTCTTTGCATTTAAACCACCTTCAACATTGGGTTGTTCTTCAACCTTCAGAATCTCTGACGACTGTTTGCAATTGCGGATGAACTTGACCAGTGCATATGCTGACAATGCAATGGCCGAAGCACCCAGAAGTCCCTTGGCAATCCTATCTCTTTCTTCTAAGGAAATAACCTCCACTGATTCATTAGTTTCTATCAATTCATCTACAAAATTTTGCTTGGCAAGATCCACCATACCCATTTGGCGCACTGACGTATAGGCTACGAGAGATCCGAAAATTAGCTTTGCATCTTTGGGTTTTACCCATTGATATTTCAAAGCATACATCAATGGCATCGAAGATGCTAAAGCTCCCAGCCAATTAAATGCAG